TCACGCTCAAACATGCTTGCGATCAAAGGTAACACAGCGATGCCGCACAAACAAACCGCTTGCCAACTAATGCCGTGCGTAGTGATGTCAACGCACGCCGTGGTGGCGATGATGCCGCCAATGGTTCGCTTGGCGCTCCAGCGTCGCAACTTGCCTTTGGTCTTAAATGCTTGCGTTAGGTCTATGCTTTCTAGCAGCTCAGTAATAATGCCAAGCCACTGCGTCTGGTTTTTCCCAGTCATTGTCTACATGTATGAATGTTTCACCTATGCCGATGCGGTCGAAGCCCGCTGAAAGCAGCCCAGTAATAATCAAAAAGCGGTCACGCGATGTTGTGCAAGCAATGTCAGCTGCGCATCCGTGCAAATGGGCGCTGTCACTCTTGCCGCCAACATGATAGTTCCAGTCCTCGGTGCGGTATCCTGATGTAATGACGTATGGTATTCCGCTAATCTCTCTTGCCTTGTCAAGCATTTCGAGAAAGTCAGGCTCCATCAAATTGCCACTACCTGGCGCGTCTGGGCTGTCAAACTCGTCGTAGTTAAAATACTTCATGTGTCTTGGCGTTCTTTGCGAGCCTTCAGCGCACGCTCAACATTCCACCACACAAGCGTCAAGCCAGCAATAATTGCAATGGCGTCATTGATGTACCCAACTAATACGCTGCCAACGTATGTCACATTGAGCAAGTTTTGAATATGGCATTTAATCTCATTCATCGTCTGGAGGAAACCAACCGTTATCAAACATGTAAGTAAAGTCGCGTATTGTCACGCTTGCTGGTACAATGTGCTCAAACAAGATGACGTCGAGCTGGTGGATTGTGGATGAAAGCGTGTAACGTTCGTCTGGTGTTAGCTCTGGAAACATGCTAACCAAACGCTCAAGGTTGCAACTGGGATGTGCTGTTATGACCTCATTGCGTTTGATGCGTAATGCGGCGCGTGTTGGATCGTCTGGATGTATCTCGATGGCAAACATGTTACTATCGGCTTCGTCCTCGCGCTGAAGAAACACTGGACGCATAATGTTGTACAACTCGCGTGAGATGATTTGAGCGCGTTGTAAGCTGTTCAATTGCCCTTCAGGCTCTATCAGTATCCATTCCATTAGAAAGCGCCGTAATAGTCGTTTATATCCGTGCTAATAGCGTCAGCGTCCAATGCTGTTGAGTTGCTCCACACAATAACCTCCTGAATATATCCACGCAATGGCGTCAAACCATTGTGACTAAATTGTCCAAGTCGTGTGATTTGACTGTTGTTGTTTGGTGTGCCTGTCAAGCTCTGACTAAACTTGTCAAACTCCTGTGTGCCGTTGTAGTATGCTTCACATGTACCAGTGGCAAACGTTGCTGTGCTAATAATTTGCGTGTTTGCGCTAAACGTGCCTGTACTATCAGGACGTGGTATAGATCCATTGTTGTACCTCACTGCAAATCGCAGTTTAGCGGTTGACATCATCAAATGCTGGTAGTTTTGCAGTGTGGAAGTTGACGACCAGCTGTTTGCTGAAATTGAGCCTGACGCTACACTATCATATTGAGATACAATTGCTATGTTATAGGCATTATTTGGATTAGGACCAAACGCCACTGTATCTAGCCTATCGTCGTCAAAGTACACAGCTGGTTTGCCGTTAACCGTCTGCAATGTGCCTGATACAGTAATGTGCGGTCTTAGGCTTTGCGTTGATTGCGTGGCGTCGCGCCCATTGCCTGACTGGTCATACCAAGTCACAATCAAACCCGATCCACTACCCGCATGCAAAGCAAGTGAAGCTGTGTCTAAATCGCCGTTGCTGTCAAAACCAATGTCCGCCTCCACGCCACCAGCGTTACGCACTCGAATGGCGGCACCAGTGTATGCCGCTCGCAACTTGCGCAAGCTAAAAGCTACCTGAGCATTGGCATAATTGTCCAGCAAATTGCTGCTAACCTCGTTGTAGGTTACAATAAACGTGTTGCGTGTTGAGGTCAAATCCTTGCCTAAGCCTTCACCTATTAGCGCCATAGATGTAGCTAATGTGTCATTAAGTTTGGGTTGATATGATGCATTAATAGCAGCCCATGAACCTGTTGACGGCGTGGCAAATCCAAGGTTGTTATAATAAATCTTGCGTTGTATGTCGTAGCCTAATGGCGGGCGCTCGCCTTGGTACTCGGTGTATTGTCCTTTCCCATCCAAGACCATAGTGTAATACGACTCAAGCGTTTCGCTGCCTATTATAGACGTCCAAGTTTCGTTGAATATGGTATATGCATCGTCGTTGTATTGGCTCTCACCTTTTACGACATTGCCAATTGTGCTACCAGCGCCAACGCCTGGTCCTGGATCAGGTATGGGACTTTTGCCAAAATCTTTTGACGTAGTAGTGGTAAGCGCTTGCCCGTCAGTACCAACTTTGTGCAACGTCACCTCAACCTCAGCTGGCGTGGTGGCTAATCGGTAATTGATTGTCTGGTAAATGTCTGTTGTGTCGTCGTCAACAAACATATCAAATGGCGCGGGCGCTACTCCATTGCCACGCATCACAATGTTGCCGCGCTCAACCTTGCGCGACTTGTAGTGAGCTGCCAAAACTTCGCGCACGCCCGTTTGGTTGCATTCATCGTCGTAGTCGTAACGCTGTGTCGACCAGTTGGTACTTGTCTGGAATACGCCCGAGCTGGTTTCAACCATAATGCCGCCAACGTTTTGATGCAACGAGCCAATGTATGTCTTGCCCAAATCAATCTCGCCACGTCCAAAGTTGCTGTTGGCTACTACATCAAAGTTTGGCGCCTCAACAATGGCTTGTTCGTTGCCATAGGTAAAGTATAGCGCCCACGTCTGAGTATCAATAGTGTCTTGTAGATCTTGGCTAAACTCGCCGTTCCTATCGTAACAACGAATGTCGCCTGTTACTTGTACTGACGACACATCAGCTGGCACAGCTGGTATTGATATGCTAAAGAATATCTGCTGCGCGTTGTCCTCATTACTATCAAAAATACAATTTGTAAAATCGGTGTCGTGGTAATGGAAATAATTGGCGCCAGTGTTATACACTCCCTCGTCAATTGACAACGGCGTAAAAACAATGCTGTTGCCATCGGTCGTGTAACTGCCATTCCAACTAAACAAACCTTGCGCTTGTGCGCTTATAGTGTTTTGGTAGTATTGATAGTTGGCTGCTGATGTACCAAAGCGTATCTCAAGACGCAGCACGTAACGACCGATGCGATCAGGACTAAGGTATCCTGCTGCTGGACTTAAGGCTGAACGCTCAACCAAACAATTGCCATACACAATGTAGCCACTATCGCCTGTTGTAAATTGTATTGTGTTTGAGCTAAGAGAACTGCCGCCTGTAATCTGTTGTTGCCCTAGGACAATAAATCCGTTGTTGGTGTCGCGCGTTATTGTGACTTCATTAATAGGCGCGGTAAACGTATGTGTCCACTCGTTGCCCTTTTGTATTTCGTTGTTGAGCGTGTCAACCTGATAGTTGAATGTATCGACGAGCTGAACGCCTGTTGCTACGACGTCAGACCAGTTTAGCGCGTATCCGTCAAGCGTTTCTTCTTGGTTGTAGCATGGAATAAACCACCAGCCATGGTCATAGTAGTACAACCTAAGCAACAAAGTTTTACAAATGCTGTCAAGCAAATCGTAACAGCTCACATATTCAATCGCGCCATCGTCATTTGTGTAGCTGTACATGTGCGGGCTTAGCTTCATGCGTGACGTCAGGCGTTGATCCGTGCCTGATGGCGTTGTGCCTACTGTCCAAATGTCTTGGCTGTACATGTCATCACACACGGCGATACGTCGTTCCGCTCCACTTGTTACCGCATCGACGTAATCAAAGCTTACCCACTTCTCCTGAATGTTTTTCAGGACGTCATCAAAAATCTTTTGTTCGTCCTCGTACTCGCTTCCGTTGTCGTTGTAGTCAATCGTTTTTAGTAGGCTAATGCCATCGCTTGCAACAATCCTACAACTGCGTGCTGCGCTCGTCTCTTGCAGCTGCACTTCATCAATTAGGATGGGACCAAACCAAAAGCGATTGCCATTCCTGTACACCTGCATAAACCAAACGCCATCAGAGCTATCAACCATAGCTTCGATCATGTCGTCAAGCTCGGTTGCTACATCAGGCGTCCAAATCGTTTCAACCTCACAGCGCGAATGGACGATACCAGGCAGCAGCACGTCATCCTGTTCGCTCTCATAAATAAGTTGCACGCCAGACGGTCCTACCTCAAACTTGTGGTTGGTGCTTTGTACGGCGCTGTTGCGCACAATTTCAACCTCCCAGTTATCGTCATTGAGAGAGTAGATTGTGTCGCTAGTTGCGTATCTAGGATATGACATCAGCTGTAACGATTGCGTTTGAAACCTGAGCGTGTGTTACTCAAGAAAATGTCATTGCCGCTGATGCGACCAAACACTTCTACTTGACTACCGCCCATCATGTCTTTCAATTTACTCAATGGCGAGATAACCTCTGGATCAATTGCCGCGTTTCTGTTATCGCCGACGATTGCCATAGTAGGACCGCTTGCAAGTCCGCCTTCCGCTAGTGCTGGAATTGGAATCTTGTTAATCAGCGCCATACCTGCTGTAAGCATTCCAGCCATTACAAATGGATATGCTGGACCGGTACCTGCTGCCGCCTCAGCTGAGTTAGCTATGACTCGTGTTTTTGCTTCAGCCAGATAAGCAATAATTACGCCTTTGATGGCTTGAATGGCAAAGCCTGCAAAGCTCTGAGCACTAGACGCGGCATTGCCAAAAGCGTTAACCATAGCCTCGCCCATTTGATTTGTAGTTTGTGCAACTTTGTCTGTTTGCACTTGCGTATTCTCCAACATGCTGAAGAACTCGCCCATGCTCATTTTGTTTTGCTGTGTAACGCTATCCATGCGTTCGAGCGAACTAATCAACCCGTCAACGCGCGACTTGGTTTCGTCTACTTGCGTGCTTGTTTGTACAAGCTGGTCATCAAATTCTTGTACGGCGTTTTGCGCTCCCTCTGTGCTTGTGTTGTTAAGCTCAGTAGTCATTTGGCGCACGGTCAAAACTAAACCTTCAATGCGCTCATCCAAAAACTTAACCTGCTCGCCGTACTTAGTGGCGCTGCCTCGTGCTACCTGTTTATCTAATCTGTCACCCAAAGCGCCAGCGGCTTGCGCTGCCATCTCTGCGCGTTGTGCTGCGCGTGCTGCGTTACGTTCACGCTCTAGCTCTCTGATTTGCTCCTGTACATGGTTAATCTGCGCTTGCTTGTCAAGGTCTTTTAATGACCGAACAAACTTGTCGTTTTCTGCTGTGGCGTCGCCTTTACGTTGACGAAACAAAACGACGGTTGCGGTCAATGCCGCCAACGCGGTTATAACTAAGCCAATAGGATTTGCAATCATAACGGCATTAAGCAAAGCAAACGCGCCCTTCAATGCTGTAATCTGCGCAATGATTTGTGGCAACACGACAACGATAGGACCAATAGCAGCAGCAACTAATCCAAACTCCACAATCATCTGTTGCGTTGATCCGTTGAGCGCAGTAAAGCGTTGCGCAAGCTCAGTTACAAATACAAGCAACTTGTTAATGGTTGGCAACAATACTTTGCCTAGCTCGGCACCTGCTAACTTTAGGTTGTCTAGTGCCGTACTAAAACGACCAGCGGCTGTTTGGCTTAGGCGTGCCATAGCGCCCTCAGCAAAACCTCCCTCTTGTGCGAACGACTTTAGCGTTTCATTAAACTGCTCAACGCTAACACGACCAGCGCCTAACTCTGATGGCAACAGTCCTGTTGCATCACTTAACGCTGTAAAAATTGGGATTCCGCGTTCTGCTAGTTGGTTTAGGTTTTCAAGCTCAACCTTACCCTTAGCTTGCACTTTAGCGAAAATGGCGGCTATCTCGTCAATGCTGCTGCCACTGGTTGCCGCAATATCTCCCAAAAATTGTAGCTGCGTATTAACCTCGTCAATGCCTGTGCCAGCTGCAATCAACTGACGTGCTGCCTTACCTACTGCTTCAAGTTGAAATGGCGTCTCAGCTGTAAACTTGTTTAGCTGCTGTACCATATCCTTAGCTTGCTCCGCTCCTCCCGTCAAACTGATAAATGACGTTTCTAGCGTTTCAAGGTCTGCTGCGCTTTTAACTGCTGCTGCACCTAACGCAGCCAATGGCAACGTAATACTGCGCGTCATATTCTTGCCCAGCTGGGTAATGTTTGACGTCATGCCGCGTACTTCCCGCTGCACCTTGCCAAGCTGCTTGTTTAGATCTCGCGTATCCGCGCCAATCTTTACTACCAAATCACCTAGTGATGCCATTGTCTTTTGTTGCTAGTGCTTTTAGTGTCGCCCATCCTTTGCTTGGGTTCGCCTTTGCTTGCTTCTCCCATGGGAAAGTTGCAAGGTCTTTTGGTTTAACGCTTGCGCCTTTCTTCGTATGTACATTAAGCAGCAACGCCGTCTGCCATCGCGTCCGTTCCCAGTCAGCGCGTTGTGCCTGTTCTAGGAATTTGTAGCGACCGCGTACGGCGTTGCCAAACTCTCTAAAGGTGAGAGAATAGAGAGAGTCAAAGTCAAGACCTAACAATCCCAACCCTAACTCCTCTACTTCATCCCATTCGAGTGGTGCGTCGTCGTCAGCTCGGTTTTTTTTTCGCCGTCTGGTGACATGCTCTGCTCAATCACCTTCATAACAGCTGGCAAATCGCCAACTTCGATAAGACCTAAGAAATCATCCACTGACATCTCAAACGTCATGTTTTGCTTACGGCAACCTTCAGCAACAAAATAGTACAGCAGCTCAGGCATAGCCGTCACATCTTCGCTGTCTAGCTTGCTTACCTTGTGTCCAGTTGCGTTTTCAAATTCACGCCATGCACGCATGCTTGCACGCACAGGAAACGTTTGTTTGTCTAGTGTGATTGTCATTAAGCAATCGTTTCGTAAGTAATAGCGCTCACGCACTCCATTGTGCAAGTAAACGCGGCGTTGTCTTCAGTTCCTGCTGACAGCTCCAAGTTAGTGACGTATGCATCAAACGACAAACGGTGATCGCCAGTGTTTTCTGCTGATGAATCAAAGTCGTAAGAAGTTACTTTCACTGCTTGCTTCGTGCCTGCGTTGTACGCGGTCATCAGCTCGTCAAAGCCTTGTGTTGCGTCGTCAGCATAGAACGCGCTGAAGTTGATAGACAACGACTT